GTCGATCAGGTCGTCCAGCTCAGGGTTGAACAGGTCGGTGTTGAACTGCTCCCACAGCGCCTCGTTGTCCGCCTTCTGCTGCCTGGTCAGCTTGGCGTCGGACCCCTCGGCCAGTCCCGCGGGCTTGCACATCGCCTGCAGGAACCCGATGGCCTCCTGCTCGGCGTCCGGGATGGACATGGCCACCAGCACCAGCAGCTGGGAGGTGAACTGCTCCGCCCCTGCCCTGAAGTCCAGCCCTGCCTGCACCATGGCGGGCCCGGCCCCGTGGGTGAGCACCCGCAGGAGCCGGAAGAACTGCCGGGTCCGCAGCCGCACGATCTCGACCGCCAGGCCGGTGGTCAGCTTGTGCTCGACGGGCTGCGGGTCGAGCCGGTCCAGCTCGTTCTCTTCGGCCATCGGTCCTCCTGGGACTCTCGGGGGCAGCTGCCAGGGCTTATCGGCCTACGGGTGACCGCCGGCGGTGTCGTCCAGGTCCGGGTCGGTCTGCTGGCGCACCAGGTTCTCCGCCCCGGTGGCCCCGCCCTGCTCCGTGTCCGGCTGCTCCGGCGGCCCGGGCTCGCCGGGGGTGACGCCTGCCGCGGGCTGGCCCTGCGCCATCCCCGCCGTGCCGGGATGCGGGGCCTCGGGCTCGTTCTTCCTGCCCGCCATCTAGATGGCCGGGGACAGGAACGGCTCGGCCACGAAGGCCCCGGTCTGGTTGCCGGGCCAGGAGACCAGGCGGCCGATCTGCATGCCCTGGGTGCTCAGGGTGGTCAGCGAGGTACCGATCTCGTTGACGCTGGAGAACAGCGCGCGACCCGCGATGCTGCAGCTCAGGCCGGTCTTGTAGGACGGCCCGGTGAAGTTGAAGGGCTGGAACTGCACCCGGTAGAGAACGAAGTCGAGCGTGCGGATCTGGCCTCCGGCGTCCTTGGCGGGCACCCGGATGGCGAGCGGCTGGGTCACCTGGTTCATCGAGTTCAGGGTCCACAGCGGGATGGCGTAGTAGTCCGCGCCCGCGGCACCCGAGCTGGTGACGGTCGTGCCGGTGATCGTTGCGATGGTGCTGAAGGGGATAAAACCCTCTTCGATGGTAACGTTCGCAAAGTTGATCCAGAAGTGTTCGCTGAGAACAACGTCGTCGCCCGTGTTCTCGAAGTTCCCCTGGTCCGTGCTGATAGTGCCGTTCCGGACACCGTAGATCGTCGCCGCCTCGGCGCCGGTGCTGCCATTCAAGATGGCGGCGTGCGAGAGGCTGAAGCCCTCGAACGGGGTGCCCGCAAAGGTGCTGCTGGCCACAGCTGCCATGTGTCCGCGCCTCTCCTGCTCGACTCAGTGCGTCGAGCTGGTTAATCGGCGGGGCGCTCGGCCTCCGGGATGGCCACGCCGCACCGGGGGCAGAACCGGGCGGCCACCGAGACCACGTGGTCATTCGGGCAGCGCCGGGTGGCGTGGGAGACCCGGCGGACCACGAACAGCAGCCACACCATGACCGGGCCGATGGAGGCGAGCAGCCCGATCTGCACCCAGGCGAAGGCCAGGGAGGTGAGCCGGTTCAGCCCCAGGTAGATGCTGAAGGCGGACAGGCCGAGCAGCGCGATGATCAGCACCCGGTCGATGATCAGCACCCGGCCCAGCGGGTTACGCCAGCCGCCGCGGCGCAGGTACCACACCAGCCACCAGAGCGACCCGGCCAGCGCGGTGCCGAGGGTGACCTTGGCCACCTGCAGCATCAGCGGCGTCACGGGCCTTGCCCGTCCTCGCTTAGCAGGCCCTCCAGCAGGCCGCGGGCCAGGTCATCGCCTTCCATCTGCCTCAGCTCCCCCGCCAGCTCCCTGGCCTTGCGCGCAGCCCGCCGGGACTTCTCAGCCTCGCGCTGCGCGTCGCGGACCGCCTCCTGGCGCTCCTTCCGCCCCGGCCAGGGAACCCTCATGGCTGCGCTCGCTTTCCGGTCACCTGCCCTGCCTGATCGGCAGGGTGCCCGGAGCTGCCGCCCATCTCCATCCCGGCCCGCAGCGCGGTGAACACGTCCCGGGTGGCCTGCGCGGCGGCCACCGCGGCATCGGCCCGCTCCCGCTCGGACATGACCGCCTGGCGCAGCGAGTCCCGCTCGGCACGCAGGTCATCCACGACCGTCTTTGGGTAGATCAGGCCCAGCAGGAACAGCACGACGAACACGCCGGCGATCCCGGCGTTGGTCAGGATGGTGAGAAGCGCGGTATCAGGCATGCCCGGGCGCGGCTACACGTAGCGCATGTCGGCGAGCAGCTGCCGCAGGTCCAGGCCCTCGACGGTATGCCCGCCGGCCTCCAGCCAGTCCTGGGTGACCACCGCCCAGGCCTCGGAGACCGCGCTGGCCTGCCAGCCGAAGTCGGCGTGCTGCAGCTCGCCCCAGGTGACGTAATCCAGGATGCCGTGCCGGGACCCGGCGGGCTCGCGGCGCTGCAGCGGGACGCAGTGCCCGCCCACCAGCTCGTCGCCGCGCTGCCAGGTCCACACCTGGCCGGCCTCGAACTCGTCCATCATGTGCTGCTGGACGTCGAAGCCGACGTAGACCGAGCCGAACACGTCGAGCACCTGGCCGAGCAGGTTCTCATCGGCCGGGTTGCCGAGCGCGGCGTAGCCGGCCACCTTGTGCACCCTGCCGCTGGTGTCGGTCAGGCCGGTGCTCTTCAGGTAGTCCAGCACGTCGGCCATCACGCAGCCCTGGTCGGTGCCCGGGTCGCCGGGCACGTAGCCGCCTACGGCCGAGTAGGCCCTGATGATCTCGGTGTCAGCGAACAGCACCTCGGGCACGCCGGCGTAGGTGCTCCAGGCGCCGAACTGGTGTGCCGCGGCCGAGATGGTGCAGCAGCCCAGCTGGTCGTTGGCGTACATGGGCCAGCTGCCCACCCTGCTGGCGCGGTCGACGTTGGCGGTCAGCGGGACGGCGGGCAGCCCGCCCCTGGCCAGCGGGTTGCGCGAGTCCAGGTACCGCTCCAGGGTGAGCCGCGGCCGCCCGGGCTCGAACGGGAGACGGCCGAACATTCCTGCTTGCGGCATACGAGCCTCCGGCGCATCGAAGGGGCGGACCTGATCCGGCCCGCCCCTTCGAATCGACCAGCCTGCGGGCACGCAAAGGACCCGCTCTCCCGGCGGGCGGAGAGCGGGTCCTGCGCCTGAGCCCCTGGCTGGCCCCTGGGCTGAGTAGAGCTTGCCAGCTGGAACACGTTCTTGTCTGCTGATAGTCACAAATGACTAGTAACTGTTCACTGGCCCGGGCAGCAGACAGCTATGTCTCAGTGCGCCATCAGCTCCTGGAGCAGCTGCGCAAGATCAGCTGGCTTCACAAACCCGGGCCACCTGTTATCGGAGAACAGGTGCACAGCGGCGGAAGCATAGGCCGCGTCGGTGAACTGACTGCAGATTTCGTGCCCGGTCGATCCTATGTAGCTCTGCAGCCAGGGCAGGTCCAGGTGCACCCCGTGCGCGGCCAGCGCGGCGTAGTCCAGGAACGAGTAGCCGACGCCCTGGTGCGCCATCGCCCAGCCCGTGATGGCGGACCGCTCGGGGTCGGTCAGGGCGATGATGCCCGAGGACCACAGCGAGCCGGGGAGCTGCGCCGGCGGGCAGGGCAGCGGCCGGCGGCCGCTGCGGCCGTCCTTACCGTTGTCCGGGTAGGCGGAGATGGTATAGCCGTACGGGCCGACCTGATCCGCCTGCCCGACGAAGATCTCCGCGTGGTCGTACGGCTGCCACTTGTCGCCGTCCAGCCACTGGCCCAGCTGGATGCCCCAGCCGACCCGGCCGGAGATGGGCACGCAGCAGAAATCCCCGGGGGCCGGGGGAGCCAGGCAGATCGGATTCAGCGGTGCCTTGGTCATGCCCCGGTGATCGGCCCGGCGTGCACCTGCAGCAGCTACTCGGCGCCGTTCACCCAGCCCTCGATGTCCCGGCACTCGGCCCCGCGGCGCTCGGGGAAGAACCGGTACCACCGCGGCCGGTCCAGGCGCCTGGACCGGCCGATGATCACCGAGCCCCGGGCATGCGGCTCGCCCAGCCAGACGACATACCAGGTAGCCGGCCGCTTGTCATCAGCCCGCTCGCGGTGCACGTCCTGCGGGACGGGCCGCATGCCCGCCATCTACATCCGCTCGGGGCTCGTGCCGCCCAGCGCCGCGCCCTCCCGGGTGTGCCGCGGCTCGCAGGCCACCGTGATCCAGCGCAGCGCCGCCGCCCGGAACTCCGGGCTGTCCTCGTCGCGGATCTCCTGCCCGGCCAGCTGTGCCGCCAGCCACCACATCATGCCGAACACATCGTGGGAGAACTCCTCCACGTCTCCCCCGGTGTCCATGCTCCCGGCCCCGTAATAGCGGCCGTCCTCGTCGGTGATGCTGGGCCAGCCGCCGGCCATCAGCTAGCCTTCCTCGCCGCGGGCTGCCCGTCAGCCACCCACTGGTCATACAGCTCGACCGCCCACTCCGGGTAAGCCGGCTTGCCGCCAGGCGTCTCGAAAGCGAGCCGGGACGCATCCACCCGGCTTCTTATGCCGTGCTCGGTGATGAACTTCCGGATCTCCCGGTGCCGGTCCACCGAGGCCTGCCGGGACCCGCCTGCCCAGTTCCGCTTCTGAGCCAGCTCCCTGCCTCCCGCGGGTGCCGAGCCCTGCCGGTGCCCGACCCCGAACCAGGGGTCCAGCCCGGAATCCAGCTCGTCGGCGTGCTTGCCGGTCAGGTACAGCTCGGTGCGGCGGGTGACCGCATCCCCGCCGTGAACCGGCTGGCGGGTGATGGTCACCCGCACGATCTCGTCGGCCTCGGCCTGCTCGGGCCAGTGCTTGTCGTCATAGAAGACGACCTTGGTCAGGGCGGGCATGTCAGTCCCCCGCCGCGTGCTGGAACCGGACCGGCTGGACCGGCAGGGCTCCCGCGCGCTCGGTGCGGCTCAGCGCCGCCTGCAGGCTCCGGGCGTCCTTCTTCTCCGCGCGCCGGTAACCCTCCGCCCGGATGGTCCGCTTGCGCCGGTCCATCCCCTGCGGGACCGACACCCAGTCCTCGTCGTAGACGATGCTCGTCTTGGCGAAGGCGTCCAGCAGCTGGTCGACCCCGGTCTTGGTCACCCGCCAGGCCATGCGGCAGGCCAGGCACGGGTCCTCGATCTTGATCCGGCCCTCCCGGTCCGGCCAGGCCCGCACCTCCTCAGGCCACGGCTGGCCGGGCAGCACCGAGTCCCGGGCCCAGCGATGCCAGCCAGCCCGGCACCGCACCTCTTCCGGCGGCATGTCCGCGTAGACATCCGCCGCTGCCTGCTCGACTGTCCGCGGCCCCCTGCGGGGCCTTGATGCTTTCGTTGGCATGAATTGCCCACCTCCCGCCGGTGAGCCTAACCGCTGACCTGTTCCTCGGTCAGCGTCTCGACCAACGTGCCCGACAGGTCATACCGGTGCAGCACCCGCTTGACCGGGCGGCCGAGCTGGCGGGCGAACTCGCGGCAGTCAGCGCACACCAGCTCGATCAGGTTATCCGGGTGGACGTAGGACGGCTGCCCGCCGTTCAGCCGCAGCTTCAGCAGCAGCTTGCCGGGCCTGCAGTCGCCGCCCGGCAGCGGCTTGGGGACCGGGCAGCGGACCTCGACCTCGGTCTGCTCCACGGTCTGCGCAATCGTCATGCTCGCTCGCTGTACGGCAGGTCATGCGGCTCTCCGTACCACATCGAGCAGCTGCCATCAGCACGCAGCAGAGCTTCGCAGTAGGTGCAGCGCCTCTCCCAGTACCTCTCCTGGACGGAGGTCACAGCCGCCCGCCGTGCCACCCGGCAGGCGCCAGCCGCCGCTCCTCCTCATCGCGGCGGCAGGCCATCGCCTTCTCGTAGACCTCCGGGCCGGGCCCGTCCACCACGTCGCGGATGCGCCGGAACAGCGCCTCGATCACCACCGACCAGTCGCACATCTGCGGGATCACCTGGCTGGCCAGCTGCGCCTTGCGCTGCGCCTCGGCCCGGTGCGTGTAGATGTGCCAGATCCGCTCCTTCATGTGCTCGACGGAGACCTTGGCGTCCTGC